AGTTCCTAATGTACTTAATTCTCCAAGTCTTTTATTACTTGTAGTGACAATGCTTTCAAGTCTAATAATTTCTTGCTTTACATTATTTAACTCTGCTTGTAGAAGAGGAAGTTTAAATTGACCTGTAGTAGGATCATAAGCAACGTGTCTTCTTTCATAAACTGATCTTTCATAACTAACTGTTTTCTTTTTTCTCTTACCCTTAACTTTTCTTTGATAAGTAACTGTTTTTGTTCCTGTTTGAATTTTTTTGCGACCACTCATATTTGAAAACTTAATATTTAAATCATCAGCAATTGCACTCATAATTTTTGTTTGCTCACCTTCTAATATTTTTGCATATTGTGGATTTTTGCGTAGTTCGTTGACGTAATGCTTACCAGCAGTTCTTCTTCTTTCTTCTGCTGAAGATATTTGAATTTTACCTTTTCGAGCACCAACAGAAGCAGCAGCTGTTGGGTTTACAACTTCTACTCCAAATATTTTTACAAATTTATCAAAATCTACAACTTCTAGTTCTACTTTACCTTTTCTTTTTATAATTTTTACAGCACCTTCTTTTTGTGCATATTCAATAGTCTGCTTTGCATTCATCTTTACAGCTTTACCACCTACTTGAACTTCAAAAGCAACTGTGCTTGATTTACTAAGATCTACAGCACCAACAGTCATATTGAATTTTTTATTAATTACAGCAGTGGGAGGCATAAGTATGTCATCTTTATATCTATTACCACCAGCAGTATATTTTCTAGCTTTACCTCTACCTTTAGCTTTTAATTTTTGAACAGGAGCATAAATAGGAACTAAACCTTCAAAGCCTGTTAGAGCACCTGCACTAACTTCTGTAATTTCACCTTTTTTATATTTTTTTGTTTTATCGTCATATACTGATTTTCTAACTTTAGCTTTTCTTTCACCTTGCAATATCAACATAGTTTGTTTAGCACCTTCTTCTATTGCATCTAAATCTAAACCACCTTTCATCCAATCTGGAACTTCTTTACCTGTTGCACTAAAGTAATTAAACATAAAGTCATCAACTTCTGCACCTTGAACATTTTGCCAGTTTGGATTTGATTGATATGGATTTTTACCACCTTTGTAATTTAAATGTTCTTCACTACGTTTTTTAGCTTTTCCACGTTTTGTTTTCTTTTCAAATTGTTTTTGCCAAACTTCTCCATCTTTAGTCAACCACATATAACGTAGAGCATCTGCTCTTTCACTAGAAACAACTTTTACAAGATTTGCCATATTGTTTTTATCTATTTTTTTACCTGCTGCTTTTGCTTTTTTTCTACCTTCTTCGTCTAAATAAAATTTAGCTAAACCTTTTACACCTATCTTTGCGTATCTACTAGCAAACTGTAAAGATCTTTCGGCAAAATAAGAAGGAGGTAAAGGTTTTGGTTTTTTTGGATTTTTAGGATTGAACATTAAACCTCCGAAGTTTGCAATCATTGCATAAGGAGCTTTGTCTGCAGTTGTAGAAGTAGCAGTTGCTCCACCAATTCTTATTTCCCAAAGTGCAGCAGTGTAAGGATCTGGCTTATAAACAGGGTCCATTAACCACACAGATTCAGCTAGGTTATTTGCTGGATAATTTATCACACCTACACCCGGTCTTTTTTCTGAAAATTTAGTTCTAGGTATTGACACTTGAAGACCCATAGCTACAACTCCTTGAAGCATATCTCCAAACTGTTTTAAGTTTCCAGCACCAGTCATAGCTTTATAAAATTTAGCTGTGGTCTTTGGACCATTTCTTTTAAACATTGCAGAAGTTACTTTGTGTAATCCTTTTTGTGCAAGTGGTTGTAAGTAACGACTTCCTACGTAACGACCAGCAATATTATCAGGAAGTATGCTACGTATCATTGCATTAGATGCTTGACCAACCATTCTACCACCGATAGACCTTGGTATTCTTCGTCCAACAGCAGCTGGTCCTTGCCTAAAAGCTTGAATGTTTCTAATGCTTTTAAGACCACCGGCTAAAGAGTTAGAAAGTGGATTCATAATAGCTTTAGTAGTAGGTAATGTTGCAGCTACATCTCTAAATTTACTTAATACACTATAACCAACACTTGTTAATCTGTTGACTGCTTTACCACCGGGTTTGCCTTTTTTACTTTTAAATGGCTCACCTTTATGTTTAGCGTTTTGAACGCCTGCGTCTCTAGGTCTACCTGATCCAGTAACCACTATAAGTTACTCTCTATATAAGCAAGATGCTACTGTATAACAGTCTTCTCCCTTTGCATCCCTTTGTGTTGTAATGCCTGTAATTTCATAATATTTACTTCCATCTTTAATTCTATCATTTGCTTTTATGCTTACGTTGTCATCAAAATATATAGTAATGCCTTCAATAATTGTATTTCTTCCATCTCTATCTTCAACGCTACCATTTTTAATTAATCTACAATTTGCATTAGTGTATTGCGTTGCCCAAGTGTCAGATGGGTTACCTCTGTCATCAACTCCAGAACTAGTTATTCTTTCTACGTTTACTTGATCTATTAATAAATTTGTGTTGAGAGCCATATACTAATCATACAATATGACCTCTATTGATTAAAAGAAATCGTCTACAAAGATAGGTCCAAATTCTCCATACGATACCGAATATATACTATGACCGAAAAAATCTAAAGCCATTTGCCAAGCTTGGTCATCTTTAGTCATACCAACCTCTTCTTCATCTTCCCAATCAATACTTTTATCTGATATGTATTCATTAAATAAGTTATTTACAATTATTCCTTGAGAGTAAGCAACACATTCACCTAAATTAGGAACTGATGCTATACCTAATATTGCATTATCGTGTCCTTCAAGCATTTCTGCTTCAGGATTAGCATCCTGTATATATCTAATTACTTCCTGTATCTTCTCTTCCTGATTCATTCCACTTTCCCTTTAAATATGCTGTAAGCAACATCCTAAGTTCGTACTTACTATTCTTATACTGTCTACCATCATAAATGTCGTGATGATACATACATAACACTGCAACATTTTCTGGATCATATTTTCTTTTTTCATTACCACCCATTCCTTTGCCGTGTATGTGAGCTAACTGTAATTGAGATGTTTTAGTGCATTCAGCCCATTCACATTGATTATTAGCTCTCATAAATGCCATAAGCCTGAGCTTAGTCATTCGTTCATCTGCCATACAATATTTTACCTCATAAATACAAAAAGCTGGGTTTTTACACCCAGCTTCTCGCAATCAATTAAGGAGGCTACTTATGTTCTAGAAAGGATTGGTTAAATCCTTAAGATCATTTATAACCAATTACATTATAGACAGAAAGTTTATTTTATTACAACTCTTTTTCACGATTTGCTTTTCGATGACAAAGCATACAAATTGATTCTCTTTTATTTCTATCTTTTTTAGATTTAGCATATTTATCTAATGATTTTTCTTTTGCACAAACTAAACATACTTTACTATTTTCATCAGACTTTATGGTCTCTTTATATTGCTTAGTAGCTTCTCTAAGACCCACTAAACATTCTTTACAGTATTGAGTGTATCCACTTTTATATTTTTGAGATTTTTCAAATTCATTTACATCTTTTTCTTCTTGACATTCTAAACATTTTTTCCAATTAGGATTCCAAGAAAGCTTTTCTGCTTTAGCCTTAGCTTCTTCTACTTTTTCAACAAGTTCAGGCATCTCTTTCATCCAAGCTTTAAATCTTTCATAACCTATTGGAAGTTCTTCATATGTTTTTGTTGTTGTTAAAGAACCTTTCCCTTCTGCAATTCTACTTAAAACAATTTCAGCTATTTCAGAATTGTAAGCTGACCTAGGTGCAACACCTGCTTGTTCTCTTAATTGTCTAACTCTTTCATCAGACACTCCCCATTCTTCAGCCCATAGAGATAACTTTTTATGTGGTTCTGATAAAAATAATTCTCTAGCTTCTTCTACTGTTGGTGCTATTCTATTTGGCATTATTCCTCCTAACTAGTTTTACTCGAAAAATATCCTTTTATATGGCATTAATGTTGTTATATCAAATGCAGACAAAGCAGGTCCTAAAGATGTTCCCATAGGTTCTCCATAACTCAAACTTAAATCTCCTACTGATTCACTTTGTACTGAATAAAAATTACCGTCATTGTTTGTATCATCTGATTTATGTGAAGTTATTTCTGCTTTAGGTTGTAAAGAAGAAAGTTGTAAAGTGCTATTTATTAATCTTGCTACAGCTCTAGCAGAAGTATATCTAATTGTATCAGGAATTGTTTGGAAACCAGCTGCATAAGTAACTATAACGTTTTGCATTCTTGCATCTGACCATCTTGATTTACCTGTTTTGACTAAAAATCCTTCTTCTAAATAAGCTACATAATCTTTGTCGTTTCCTTCTTCTAATGTAAAACCATCTTCAACTACAGAAGTCATAGAAACTACAGGAACTACTTTTAAAAATAAATGAGTTTTTTCTCTACCATCAAATTTTTCAACTATTGATGAATTGTATTCAGGATCATATCCTAAAAATCTTTTAATAGCTGAATCAACATATGGTATAAAGACATTAGTTATATCTGTTTCTAAAGCAGATGAATAATCAATTTGAACCATTGATTCTACATCAGATACGCTACATAGAGCCATTTAGGACTCCTTACTTGTCTTCAGTATCTTTTGGCTTGACAGCCTTATTTTCTATTTCTTTTGATTCGGCAGCTTTTTTAGGTGCAGCTTTCTTTTTAGCAGGAGCTTTTTCTTTTTTACCCCAACCTTGCTCTTTTAACCAAGCTTCAGGATACTCTCTTCCAGCTTTGGCTACAATTGCAGCGTTACCTGATGGTGCATCGGCAAGATTACCTTCCCAGATTGTTCCATCTTCTAGCTTCCAAATATTTTTTTCTACTACTACGAACATAATTATATATTACCTCATCTACTCAATTCTTAAATAGTAAAGCGGTAGATAAATCTACCGCTTTGACTATACACTATTTACAAACTTTAGAAGTTTGTTATAGAACAGAAACTTTCAGCTCTGTAAATAGGGAAACCTAGTCTCATTGTAAGCCTGATTGCCAATTGATTCTTCGCAAAGAAGTCACTATGACTATCGGATACTGCTAGGTCAACACCTTGTCTCATAACAACGTGTGCAGCTTCGCCACCACCGAATTTACCGACTAATGCGGTACCTTCAGCAATAACAGTTGATGGAACAACTTTTAGACCCCAAACTCTTGGAGCAGCATCAGCACCAAATCCACCTGCAACGACAAACAATGGGTTCTTAGAACCGGATGTTGTTACGTCAGATACGGATGTTACGATTTGATACCAATCTGAAGGATGCATCACAATAGCGTCTGCTTCTGTGAAGGCATCTTTTCTAATTTCTGTAATGGCTTGGTAAATTTGTCCAAGTCTTCCTAATTCACCAGCATATGGTAAAGCGTAATCAAATGTATTGATTCCGGATTTATTTAATATACCTGTTAGGTTTGGAGCAGAACCATCACCATTAATAAGTTGATTGTCCATATTAAGCTTCATCATTGTTGAGAGACGTGAGTTTACATAACCTTGAACACCTGCTACATCTGCTAGTAATTCATCAGTGACTGGCAAGAATGTTGCCATTTTTCTGATGGACTCTGTTCTCTCAGTGAATGCTAATGCACCTTCATTAGATGTACTAATGTCAGCAGCTTCAGCAACTGATCCAGCATTGTTTGTGAAAGTGGTTTCTTCGAGATAGACATATGCATTTTGGTTTGTTTCGATTTGATCGAATAATCCAATAACACTATCTGGATCTCTAAGAGCAGTTTCTAAAATGCCCGGAGTTCTGAGAGACTCTGGCGGATAACCAGTTGTGTTTAAAGTTGTTTTGTACTCGTATGGTGAAAATTCACCTTTAGAATCCACACCTTTAACTCCTTGATTCTTGTATGCATTATATGCATCTGAATCAGTAAGTTGTTCTCCAATTGTTTTAAAAGCTTTAGCTTCTTCAACTTGTGGAACAGGCATTTCATTTACAGGTTCATTATCTATTTCGAGAGCTTTTGCGTTAGCTGCTTTAGATTCTTCGATTTTGAGATCTTCGACCATACCTGCTAAGTCAGCATTAGCTTTTGCAATGCTTTCTTTTTGATCAGCAGTATATTTGCCGTTTTCGTCTGCGCCATCGAAGATATTTTTAAGCTCTTCACGCGATTTTACAATCTGTTCTTTAAGATTGTCAACTTTACTCACTATTATCTCCTATGATAACTATTACTTATACTTCAATGTCTACAGTCTCGGCTATAAGCCTTTGACCTTCGACCCATTCAGCGTCAAAATCTTCGTCAGCTGATTCGCTGTTATCCTCTGGTTCTTCGGTAACTTCTGAGACAGGAATCTCTTCAGTTTCTTCTTCCTCGGAATCGATGTCAGAGACATCGTTGTCGTATTCGTTAACTACCGTATTCTCATCAACGTCTACGTCACCAGTTGGTTGCTCTTCTACTTCTGACTCTGAAACTTCTTCCGCACCGAACTCATCGACAAATGAGTCTAATTCAGCCCAAGCATCGCTGAGATCGTCCTGAACTGCGCGAAGTGCTTCAGTAGCTTTTTCGCCTAATTTTCTACCGTCTTTTTCACGGAGGGACGAAATTGCTTTCGCCCTTGTTATAAGGTTCTCTAATGCAGCAAGCACATCTTTGACCTCTTCAGAAAAAGTCTTATTGACTTCTTCTGAAACTTTTAATTCTTTTTCTTCTTCCTCAGCAGTTTCTTTAGCAATCTCTTCTGCTTCAGGATCTTCTGCTGGAGCTTCCTCAACAGGAGCTTCTTCAACCTCTTCTGGTTTTTCTTTAGGTTCTGGTTGATTCATACTTTCTGTAGTCATAACAGCTTTTTCTTCTGAAAGTTCTTCTAACAACTGAGTATTAGATTTAATAGCCATTGTGTATGTTTCTTGATTTGCTCCAACAAGAACTGGTGATACTTCGTAGACAGTTAGACCTTTAAGAAATCTAACATCTTCTTCTTCATCAGAACCGTCTTTTTTAAATTTACCGTATTCAGAATCATCAACTTTAAAACCGAAAGACCATTGTTGTAATTCACCCATAGCCTTTACTAAGTTATAAGCTTCTCTTCCTGATTCTGTATCCATAAAGAACTGACCTTTGAATGTCGCTTTATCATCGTCTTGTTCTATTTGACCTTTCCCAATTGGCATATCCCATTTGTGAGCCCATACCATAGGCACATCTCCTGATTTAAAACCTGATTTGATAGAACCTGCTTTTACAATGTCGCCATCTGAATCTACTTTATCGAATACCGAAAAGACCGCAGCGACTTCGCCTTTTTCGTCATTCTTTATTTCTAAGTCGATTGACTTAATATCAAAATTATCTGACACTTAAACTCCTAAATAAATAAAATTGCCAATTTCATATATAAGTTTATCAGTAGACCTTAATTCTCAACGACTACTTTTAATAGATTTATTTAGTTATGTCAGATATGATTCTTAGACTTGAAATAGGCATTGTTACTCTTCTGTCTGTTCTCTTATGTGAACCGTCTTCCAAGATTTGCCAGACTTGCATAGTAGCTTCTTTATCTGTGTTATTTACAGATACAACTACACCGTGAACTGTTGATGGTGGCTGTGGACTTTTATCTATACTCCAAGATACAGATTGACCTGTTCTAACAGATTCTGCTTTAGTCATACTTTTACTAGAGTTAGGATGTCCTGATGGAAGTAGGTCTGTATCGTATGGTTTTCTTTTAAATTTACCATTTCTTAGTGCGTACAAAAAGCCGTTAACTCTGGCTAACGCCCACTGGTCAGCACCTGAAACATTACCCCTAACTGAACCCGGATTTGTTCTATAAGCACCAACGCCTCTGTTAAATACTTTACCTAAAGTACCTGCAGAAGTTTTATATTTAGCACTACTTGAATTATGATCAGCAGCTTTCTGTCTTAAAATTTTTCTTATTCTAGGAGAGATAGCTTTCATTACCATTTCTGCTTCTAGTTCAGCAGCTTTTTTTCTACGTTCTCTAACAAGTTTTTTTCTTTCGTTAATAACAGCTTTCATAGCTGGAACACCTATGTTAAGAACTCCACCCCATTTGATAGCAGCAATAACACCGTTCAATCTTTTATCATTTTGATGTCTACCCATATAGCGTTCTCTTCTTCTTACCCAGTTAAGAACAGATTCACTTCTATCACCTGATTGATACTTAGTCCAATTTCTAAAAGCATCATTACCAGTAAATGATG